GGCTTGCCCGCGGTCTTGATGACCGTGAAGGTGAAGCCGTACTGGACCAGGCCGCCGGGCTTGTGCTCGACGTCGTCGTAGGAATCGATGGAGACGCGCGGGATGACGGTGCGGCGCAGGTTGCCCGTGTCCTCGAGCTCGTCGATGACGAGCGGGACGCGCACGTCGGAGTTGGCGATGACCTTGATGTGGCTGAACGTTCCGTCCGTGTTCGTCTCGACGTTGCCGGCGCCGTAGCGCAGCTTGGCGACGGAGGAGCGGACGGACTCGATGAAGACCATCTTGTACTGGTGCTTCTCCTCGGAGACCTTGGTGAGCACGATGGACTGGTGCCAGCCCTTGAACTCGTTGACCGTCACGCTCTTGGATGCCGTGAAGCCGTCGGTCGACAGGTCGCCCAGCGACACGAGGTCGGTGAGCGTGGAGATCTTGGTCGCGGCGTCGGTCGGTAGCGTCGGGTTGGCCTTGAAGCTCGTGTACACGCAGCCGCCCTCGACGGGCGAGCCGGTGGTGACGAGCGAGGGGTCGATGTCGTTTGCGGGGGTCGCGTCCTCGGAGGCGAGGGCGATCTTGCCCTCCTCGTTGTTGGATGCCATTTATCCTTCTTTCGGTTGGAATGTCTTCAGTCGGTACAGCGCGTACCAGCGCGGGGACCGGGCGACGTAGTCGTAGTCGGTCCGCATCTCGAGCTCCTCGCAGGCGCAGAAGCCCCGCGCGAACGGCAGGTGCGACATCGCGTCGCCCACGCGCTCGGCGAGGTCCTCGGCCTCGGTCTCGGTGGGCGCCCACATGAGCACCTCCACCTGGGGCGAGTCGACGAGGGCGTCCTGCCGCGCGCCCCCGCACCGGCGGACCACGGCGACGGTACCCGGCCGTTCCCCGGGCAGGTCGACCCGCACGGGCACGTCGCCCAGGGCGGACTCGAGGATCTCCCTGAGCTCGCCCATCACGTTGAGTCTCGGCACGTTCCCTCCTTAGAGCAGGTGGTCGAGCGTGTGGTTGCGGTTCTGGTCGAATGCGCCGGCCGGGGTCGCGGCACGAACGACGCCGAGGGTGTCGCAGGAGCCCGACTTGACGACGCCCACGTAGGGGGCGCCGTCGAAAGCCCCGGGATGGAGCCTCTCGAGTGACTTGCGGTAGCCGGACGGCACGTGGTGCGACGCCGCGGCGGCGTTGGCCCTCGCCGTGAGGCGGGCGGTCTCGACCGCCACCCAGGTGCGGACTCCCGCGCCCTTCGTGACGGCGATAACGCCCGCGTCGCTGTGGACGAAGCGCCCGAACTTGATCTTGTCAGCCATGGGCCCTCCCCGCCGTCGCCGTCATGTTCCACGCCGTGGGGCAGGGAGAGGTGATGTCGGGGGAACCGACCACCAGCAACGCGGTATCGGGGTCTGCGGGCATGCCGCGCCCCGTCAGGGCGATGCGGCAGCGCGCCAGCGGCGGCCCCGCGTACGTCTTGGGGAACGCGATGGAGTAGCTCGCCACGATGCCTTCCGGCCGGACGGCGTCCCCTGCGTCCGAGCCGGCCAGGGGCCGCACGAGGCACCCCGGGACGACGGTGGCCTCCCACTCGACGGTGGGCTCTCCCATGGCGTCCCTGCCTGTCTCCCTGCTCGACAGCACCGTCACCTCCTCGCCCATCACGGCCTGCCCCCGTAGCTCGGGCACACGGTGCCGATGCGCTGGCCGCGCCCGAGCAGTCTCTTGAGCGCGGCGAGCGTCGAGCGGTCGAAGTAGGCTGTGCCGCTCGGGTTCTGGTAGGTGAAGCTCCCCTGGAACCCGTTGGCCGTGAAGCTCGACTGCGAGACGCCGGTGAGGTCCTCCACGCCCATGGGCGCGCAGGCCGGTTGCACGAGCTTCTTGCGGGCCGCGTCGGTCACGAGGTCACGCGCCAGCGCCGCCGCGTCCCCAGTCATGGTGCGCGTGCGGCTCACGCCGAGCGTCGCGCGGAGCTTTGCGCTCTGCCGTGACAGCTCGGCGGCGACGCGCTCGTCGGGGGTCTCCGCGTCGCCGGTGTCGATGCGGTACTCGTCGACCGTCGCGAACGAGTATTCGTCCACGGTGGCCTCCTTACTTGGTCGTGATGGTTCCCTTCACGATGTAGTCCTTCACCTCGGGGAAGAAAGTCGCGCCGGCGAGCACGTTCGTCTCGACGGACACGTGGTCGTACGCCGGGGTGTGCGCGACGCCGATCAGGCCGGAGTCGGATACCGTGTACGTGAGGCCCGAGGTCGCGAGCTCGCCGAAGTCCACGCCGAAGATGCGGATGTTGTCGGCGGGGGTGGCGATCATGGTTCCCTTGGCGACCTGGTTGGTCAGGAAGACGCCCGAGAGGCCCAGGAAGTTCTCGAGGTAGGTGAGGCCGAACAGGTTCTGGTCGGTGATGGTCGCGTTGCCGAGGTAGTCGGCCGCGTCGTCTCGGTTGATGAAGTGGACGACGCGCTCGGCGGCATCGCCGTTGGTCTCGAGGGTGTTGCCGAGCTTGGCGTCGACGGCCGCGGCGCAGGCCTGCAGGCCCTTGCCGGTCGCCGTGCCCGTTCCCTTGAGCAGGAAGGAGAAGAACTGCGAGACGATGCTGCGGCGCACGAGCGAGGCCATGTGCTTGTCGGTCTTGAGCACGGCGTTGACGTAGCCGGACTGCTGGATCGCCTTGTGCGTGGTCATGCGGCGGTACGGGAAGGCCTCGGCCTCGCCCACGGGCTCGTAGGTGGCGGTGAACTTGGACAGCGCGACCTCGTCGCCCTCGACGTAGGCGGTGCCGGAGCTGGATCCCAGCTGGACGGCGGTATCGCCGGTGGCGGACTCCTTGGAGCCGGCGGTCTTGGAGTTGTTGAGCTCGCCGGTCACCTTGAGCATCTTGAGCGTGGTGCCGGCGGCGATGGTCTCGGCACCGAAGATGCCGAGGACCTCGAGCAGGCGGTCGAGGTCGCCCTCGAAGTTGCGGATGAACTCCTGGTCCATCGAGGCGTTGATGGCCGTGGAGTCGGAGATGTTTGCGGGTACGGGCATGTTTGCCCCTTTCTTACTTGTAGAGGTCCATGTGCGCGGCGCGGGCCATGATGCGCTTGGCGGGGTCCTTGATGGACTCGATGGACTCCCTGTTCACTTTCTTGCCTCCGCCGGATCCGCCCTTGTCGAGCGGGTAGCCCGGCTGGCGCGACTCGGCGAAGTCGGCGACGGCCTTGGCCGATTCCGTCATCGACTCCTCGTCGTCGCCGTGGATGAGCGCGGCGGGAACGCCGGTGGCCTGGGACACGCGCGCCAGCGTGCGCTCGCGCTCGCGCTCGGCCTCGGACGCGGCGAGGCGTCCCTTCAGATCGTTGAGCTCGTCGTTGAGGGACTCGACGGTGGGCGCCTGCGCGCCCTGCGCGTCCCACAGGTCGGCCTTGCCCTTGTTCTCCTTGGCCCGGGCCTCCCACTTGCGGGACTCCTTCTTGAATCGCTCGGCCTCGGCCTTCCAGTCGATCGCGGGCGGCTCCTGCGGCGCACCGGGCTCCTGGCCGGCGCCGGGCTGCGGGGGCTCGACGGGGTTGGTCTCGGTGACGGTGTTCTGCTGGGTCGGCATCTTGCACTCCTTCCGCCCCGTGCGGGGCTCGCTTCGTGCCGCCATGCGGCGGCGCTGGCGGTGTTTTGGCATGGAAAAGGCCGCCTCCCGTGCGGGATGCGGCCTCGTGTTCCTGCCGGCGCGTTGCGTGTCTTCGCCGGCGACGCTTGATGGCGCGTCGCGCCCGCCCTCCCACGGGGCGTCCTCACTTGGCCGAGAGCCTCTTGCTCACGCTCGCCGCGGTCTGCGCGAGCGACTTGGCGTAGGGGCTCCCGGGCTTGAAGCCCATGGCCAGACCCGCCCTGTTCGCGGTGGCCATGCGGGCCTTTAGGTCGTCTGGGGACGACGCCCACTCCATGTACCTCTGGATGTCGCCGATGCTGTCGAACCTCTTCCCGTCCACGAATGCGGTGACTACCTTGCCGCTCCTGCGGCGGCCGCGCGACCCCGTGCGGCGGGAGCCCCATTCGGGGTGCTTCGCGCGGTACTCGTCGTAGAGCGCCGCCGGGTCGTAGCCGTCGAGCGCGGGGCTGCCGGAGAAGTCGGCGACCGGTATGCACCTGCAGCTCGGGTGGCGCTCGGCGCCGGCGGTCGCCGAGCTCTTGAAGACGAAGCC